ATTTGGAAATTTTTGGCGGGAAGCCCAAAAAGTGAACTACACCGAGTTGCAGACCGCTGTTCAGGACTACACCGAGAACACTTTCTCGGCGGCTGACTTCGCCACAATGACGGAGCTAGCCGAGCAGCGCATCTACAACTCGGTGCAGCTTCCTAACCTCCGCAAAAACACCACGCTCACACTCACCATTGGTAACCCGCTACTTGTAGTACCGACAGACTTCTTGTCTTCGTTTTCCTTTGGTGTGAGCGTTGCGGGTGTGTTCAGTTACTTGCTGAACAAGGATGTAAATTTCATCCGGGAGTCGTTCCCGAGTGTGGCTGTCACTGGGACGCCGCAGTATTACGCGCTGTACGGCACGCAGACGGGCACGCCAAAGGTTCAATCGTTCTTGCTTGGCCCCACGCCCAGCGCTGCTTTGAGTGCAGAGTTGGCGTATTTCTACTACCCGGAAAGCATCGTCACGGCGACGACCACATGGCTGGGTGACAATTTTGACAGCGTGCTGTTTAACGCAGTCATGGTTGAAGCGGCACGGTTCATGAAGCAGGAGCCTGACATCATTGCTGAGACGAACAAGCAGTACGTCCAATCGCTGACCCTGCTGAAGAACCTGGGCGAAGGCAAGAACCGTCAAGACGCATACCGTACTGGGCAGGTCAGGACACAGGTGGTCTAAATGGCTTTGGTACAAACGCTATGCTCTTCGTTCAAACAGGAGTCATGGCTGGCTATCCATGATCTGGATACCGACACGTTGAAGATGGCGCTCTATACGAGCGCTGCTTCTCTTAGTGCAGACACTACTGTTTACACCACAACGGAAGAAGTTACCGGCACAGGCTACACCGCTGGCGGGGTGGTACTTGTTAACGTCCAAGTGCTTCTTTCTGGCACCACGGCGTATGTGACGTTCGACAACCCGGCTTGGCCTGGGTCCAGTTTTGTCACCCGTGGGGCGTTGATCTACAACTCCACCAAGGCAGACCGTGCGATTGCGGTGCTGGACTTTGGGTCTGACAAAACTGCTGGGCCAAATTTCACGGTGCAGCTTCCTGCTGCTTCCGCCACCACGGCGCTAATCCGATTCGCTTGAGGTAAGAGATGGCTTCATACTCCACTAGCTTGCGGCTGGTATTGCCCACCACTGGGGAGTACCCTGGCACATGGGGCACTCAGGTCAATACGGGGTTGACAAACCTTGTTGATGCCTCGATTGCTGGTACGGCCAGCATCACGATGGTGGCAGCGGATTACACGCTGTCCACGGCCAACGGCGCTGCGGATGAGTCACGAGCCATGTTCCTTGTTCTGGGGGGAACTCCAGGCGGTTCGTACAACGTCATCGTCCCTGCGGTCAGTAAGCTGTACTTCGTGACCAACAGCACGGGCGCGGCGCAGACGGTGAAGACCTCGGCGGGTACGGGAATCTCGGTGCCCAACGGTGCTCGGATTGCGCTGCGCTGCGATGGCACTAACGTGATCGAGGCGCTGAACTACGTTGGTTCTCTGACGATTGGTTCCATTACGCTGTCCACTCCTCTTGGCATAGCGTCAGGCGGCACTGGCTCATCATCAACCACATACTGTTCATTGACGGCTAACGTGTCTGGAACGCTACCTGTTGGCAGTGGTGGAACAGGCGCAACTACGCTTACGGGACTTGTTAAAGGTAACGGGACCTCGGCGTTTTCCGCAGCGGTTGCTGGCACGGACTATGTAACGCCTACAGGTTCAGAGACGCTGAGCAACAAAACATTGGCTTCGCCCGTTATGACGGGTACGCCGACAGCGCCCACAGCAACGGCAGGCACCAGCACTACTCAAGTAGCTACCACGGCGTTTGTCGCGGCAACGGCGTTTAGTCCAGTATTGCCAGGGCAGACTGGTAACGCAGGTAAGTTTGTAACTACTGACGGAACCAATGCAAGTTGGGCAGATATCAACCTTAGCACTTCCGTTACTGGAACTTTACCAATTGGTAATGGTGGTACAGGTCAGACTACTGCAAACGCTGCGCTAAACGCACTGCTTCCTAGTCAGACAGGCAATTCTGGCAAGTACGTCACCACTGACGGCTCCAATACAAGTTGGGCAGCGGTTGTTGCGGCAAGTTTGCAGGAATTTACGTCTTCTGGTACGTGGACCAAACCATCCGGGGCCACGTTCGTCATGGTCGAGGCTTGGGGCGCAGGGGGTGGCGGGGGTTCTGGTCGGCGTGGTACTGCCGGCAGCACTCGCACTAGTGGCGGCGGCGGTGGCGGCGGTGCTTACGCTTACCGTTTGTTTAAGGCCACGGATCTGGCCTCAAGCATCAGCGTAGCAATTGGCGCGGGTGGGGCCGGTGGCGCTGCGGTTACCGTTAACAGTACAGACGGCAACAACGGAACAGCGGGTGGGGCAACTACGTTTGGTACTCTGTTGTCGGCTTTCGGCGGGTCCGGTGGATTTTTGGGGAGTACCAGCGCAGTCAATGGCGGCGGCGGGGGTGGTGTCCTTGCAGGGGCGTCTGGAAGCTCCACTGGTGGCACTCCTATTGTTTCTGGTGCTGCTGGGCAAGCATTTGGCGGAGGCCAAAGCAGTACTTCATCTGCGGCAATTCCGTCAGGATTTGGCGGGGCGGGAGGTGGCGGCTGTAGCACGGCGCAGGGGTTTTCCGGTGGTTCGTCTTATCAAGGCGGCGGTGGCGGCGGTGCTGGTTCAGTTATTAGTAGCGGTAACGCATTTTTGGTTGCGGGTTCCGGTGGAGGTATTACTGCCGAAAGTGGGACGGGAGGCGTTGGTGTTTTTTATCCGGGAACAGCGGGTACGTCAGGATCAAGTCGAGAAGGCGGCGGCGGGGGCGCTTCAAGTTCTGCTTCTGTGCTGAGCGTTAACAACCAATCAGTTGCTTTTGGTAACTCTACTTTTGCAGTTACAAGTGAAACAGGTTTAATTGCCACAAGTGCAAACGGAACCGGCGCTTGGACATTTAGGAGTAATCCGTCTAATTTAGCTACTCCTTGGATTTTGCACGACGGAACTAAATTTGTGCTGTTCAACAGCACTGCAACCCAGTGTTGGACAACAACTGATTTTACGACTTACACCACAGTTACTGGATTGTCTTCAGGTATAACTGTTCAAAGAGTTAGATATGCAAACAGCAACTATTTTGTCATGGGTTCGTCAGCCCAGCTTTGGAGGTCAACTGACCTTGTAACTTGGACACAAGTAACCTCTGGTAATGCAGGAATTATTTATGATATTTGCTGGTCGGGCACAAACTATGTGTGTGTAAGTGCATCGACCCCACAGGTTAGATACTCTGCAAACTTGTCAAGCTGGTCTACTCCTACTACATACAGTAGCGGCAGTTCGATGTATTCTTGTGAATCAAATGGGTCTGGCACTGTTGTAATTCAATCTGACGCTAGTGTTGCAACATGCGCGCAAAGATCAACCGACAATGGCGTTAATTTTTCCAACGTAGCCACAACATTAGTACAAGCATCCGGGAGTCGAGGATTGCTTTTTGCTAATTCAACATGGCTGGCCGCGTCTTTGACTGATATATGGTCATCTACGGATGGCAACACTTGGACAAGTCGTTTGACTGGGGCGGGTGGCGCCATGACTGGTTTTGCATGGGATGGCACTACATTTGTTGCCGGAATAACTGCGAATAGCTCTACAATGGCGCGCACTGCGGTCCCGGCAGCGTTGGGGACATGGACAAATCGCACGGTGACTGCTGTAAATACAGCCGCAGGTGCTGGTGGTGCTGGTGGATCAATAGGCGGCGGTGGCGGCGGCGGCGGGGCCTCGCTCAACGACAACAACTCTGGCGCTGGCGGCACAGGTGGCAATGGTTTTGTGCGTGTCTACACATGGTAAGGAGCAGAACATGAGATACGCAATCCTTAGCGGCATCACCGTTTCTAACGTCATTGTTGCGGATGCAGACTTTGCGGCAAACATGGGCGCAGTCGCATGCCCTGATGAAGTCGGACCCGGCTGGTTGTATGACGGTGTAAATTGGTCGCCTCCGCCTGGGCAAACGGACGAGGAAAAAGCTGCGGAAGTTCGCGCACAGCGGAACACTCTACTTGCCGAATGCGACTGGACCCAGCTTGCAGATGCTCCCGGAGACAAGGCAGCATGGGCTACCTACCGTCAGGAACTGCGCGATATTTCTACACAGCCAGGGTTCCCGTGGACAGTTGACTGGCCTGTTGCTCCTGGGGCTTAAACCATGAACTGGGCAGACGTCCTAAAAGCAGTTATACCGATTGTGGTTGCATCTTTGGCGTGGCTGCTCGGGCAGGTTAACTCTTTCTCTGAGCGTCTGACCAAGATTGAAGGCAACATGCCTGCGCTTATCACATCCACTGGCGTGCCCACAGACAGCCCTCTGTCTGCAGAGAAGCGTGCGCTCCTCAAAGAGCAACTGATGGCGCACATCAACGAGCTTCAGGTCAAGGTCCGACT